GCCGCCGGTCCCTGATGGCGTGCTGTCGGCGAAGCGCGACTGGCCCTCGAACCCGACGACGGCGACGACCGCCATCTACGCCTCGACGTGGATGTCGATGACCGTGTACGGGTCGTACGAGTTACCGACGTGGCCGACGCGTCCGAAGCGGATCTGGCAATCCGCCGCACCACCGGCCCACGTATCGCCGGGCCGTCCCAAGCCGAAGTGGAGCGTGTACGCCGTCTCCGTCACCGACGCGTCGATGGATTCGATGTACACGAGGTCGGTGCCCTGATAGCAGAACATCTGCAGGCGCGACTCGTGGCGGATGTCGCCGTGCGTCGTGACCACGATGGTGCCGGCGTAGTGGTATGGCGGCGGCGTATCGAGCGTGAGATACGGGTCCGTCGGTCCGGCCCATGCCGGCTTGGCTCCGAGCAGCACCAGCGCTGCGAGCGCGATGAGGATGGGACGCATGACGCCCTCCTAGCTGATGGTGATGGTCCAGGTCAGCGCCAGCGAATCGCCGTTCACGACCGAGGCGTCGGCGTTGAGCACCGTCTCGAAGCTGAGCAGCGACGACGAAGCCGTGGACACCTGGAACAGGCCGGCCTTGTGGATGGCCGCGAAGGTGGCGGTCACGCTGAATGTCTTGGTCAGCGTGAACGTCGCCGCGCCGAGGGTGTGCGCGTACAGGCCCAGCGCTCGCCCGCAACCGCCGGTCGTGATCTCACCGGTCAGCGCCGTGTCCGCAGCGTTAGCCGCACCGGCGTTCTCGGTCAGTGCGATGTAACGGGCCGGGGCGTTGCCCGCGAGGATGTGGTAGTTGGCCGTGGCGGCGGGCGTGTTGCCGGCCGAGTCGTCGCCGTTGCGCCACGCGTCGATCGTCAGCACCGACGTCGTATTCGAGATGATCGTGCCGTGGACCGGCGCGTTGGTCGACTCCTCGGCCAGCACGACGCAGCCGATGTAGGCCGACGTCACGAACGGTGTGGCCGTGGCCGTCAGCGAAGTCGCCGAGGTGGCCGTGGCGATGGTGCCCGACACGCCGAAGCCGAGCTTACCGCCGAGCATCGCCGAGACCTGGTCCCTACCCCCGTCGTTGGCGGTGGTGATGAGGTTGTGGCTGATGCCCGCGTCGTCCCATGAGCCGTCTTCGTGGATGACGAGCGCGTGGACCTCGTTGGGACCAAGCCGGATGCGGTCGGCCACCCTGGGGCCTCGCAGCAGCGTGAGCAGGGCGCCGTCGTCGAAGCGCTGGGCGACCTCGACGCGGGGAACGATCAGACGCACTGTGTCTCCTTACAGCTTGTCGTTGGCGCCGACGGCGTCGTCGGCGGAGCGGGCGATGACGCGGTTGAGCGAGCCGCAGTCGGGGCATGGCTTGCGCTTGCGCTCGACGATCGGTCGGTCGCACTTGGCGCACTGCGAGCGTTGCTTGGGGATGAACCTCATTTGACGTCCACGACTCCTTCGATCGGTCCCGCCGGGTACTGCTTGGACGGCGCCCCGCGGACCACGCGCTTGGCCTTGGGCGGTGAGATGTCGTCGACGATGCGCACGTCCTGGGTGCCCTGCGCCTTGGCTGGAGTGACGATGATCTGGGCCTCGGGCACGTTGACCACCGGCGCCGGTAGCTTGCCGATGGCCTCTACGGTCAGCGCCGTCTGCTCCTTGAGCGCGTCGGTGAACGGCACTGGGTCGAGCGTGAGCGGCATCTGCACGCTGTCGGCCTTGATGACTGGCTGCATATAGCGCGCCAGCTCGGTCATGGCCTTGACGGTGCGCTCCTCGTCGAAGTGCGCGGCCTTGTCGACGACCGGCGCCCAGTCGAGGGTGCCGTTGGGGTGGTCCTCGATGCCGAACGCCTCCTCGACGGTAAACTCCTTGCCGTTGCGCTCGGCACACACCTCGTCGCCGTCGCCGTCGTAGGCGATGACATGACTGACGCTGAACTCCTTGTACGCGTCGAGCGCCGCGCGGTTGTACGACAGTGCCGTCTCGGTGCGCGCGATCGTCTCGGCCCGAGCGTCGCCGAACGCCGGCACGCCGTTGTCGAGGGTCACGCCCTTGACCCCCGCGAAGCCCTCGTCGGGCACCCCGTCGATGAGCTGCGGGATGCTGTAGCCGCGCTCGGTGCCGACCGTGAGCAGATCGGTCAGCGCGCCTTTGGTCCCCTCGTTGATGTCGACGATGCGCTCCCCGCCGTAGTCGGCGATGTCCGCGACCACGCGGTCGACGGCCTTGTTGGGGATGATCCGATTGAGCAGGTCGGCCACCACTTGGAGCGAGCCCCGAGAGGCGTCGAGGTACAGCCCGTACAGCGCCTGGCGCAGGATGCGGTCCTCCTCGGCCTTGTCGAACCAGTCCGGCGCCTTGACCGCGGCGATGCGCAGCGCCTTGGTGTCCTGGCCCTTGCGGTTCGCTGGGAAGGTCTGACGGATCCGCTCGGACAGCCGCTCGCGCTGGTCGTGCAGGAACGACTGCACGCGGCCCTTCGACATGTCGGCGATGGTCTCGCGGCTCTTGGTCGCCTTGGACACCACCTGGCTGACGCTGGAGTTGTCGCGCGTGTCGTCGGTCACCGACGCCGAGGTCGCGGGGATCTGCTGATTGCCTGTGGGCAGTTGCGGGGGTTCGGGCGGCTTGTTCGGGTCGAGCTGCGCTGGCAGCGCGGTCCACTTGATATGGTCGAGACCGACCGCCTTGATGGTGTCCTTGGGGTCGAAGCCGATACTCACGAGGGAGCGGAACGCCCCCGCCTTCTCCAGCAGCGACGACGCGTCGTCGAGTTGGGGCAGCTCGGTCTCGAAGCGGAACGTCTGGCCCATCAGCGCCTCGTAGCGGCTGATGATGGTGGTCTGCACGATCTCGTCGAACGACGCCGCGCGCGGACCGATGGTGTCCGACCAGTAGAAGTCGTACAGCTCCCGGCGGGTGGCACCGGACGCGTTCAGCCCCGCTGGCATGGGCACGCCGAGGATCTCGGGCGCGATGGGGAACGCCGTGAGGATGTTGTCGCGGTTGAGCGCGGCGAGCTCGGGGATGCCGATCTCGGCCGGGGTGCTAGCTCCCGCAGTCCACTCCATCGGCTCCGGGAACAGCAGCAGCCTGCGGGCAGAGGCAGGGTCCGACACGACGTTGCGCCACGCCCGCTGCGCGTCCGTGAACTCGTCCTCGTTGAGGCTGCGTTCCTTGGGCCACAGCATGCCCGCCAGCCTGCCTCCGGTCGACAGGAGGTCGGCGGTGTGCTTGGTCAGCAGGTCGGTCAAGGGGAGTTCGGCGTAGACCGCCTCCACCGCGCCGATGCCGAAGATGTCGTCGTCGTCGGCCGAGGCGTTGGAGAACGGCACGATCTCCCACGTCTCGAACGGCGTCCCTCCGCCGGGTTGGTTGTAGTCGAGCACCCAGCCCATGAGCTGCTTGCGCGAGTCGTAGGCCGGCCACAACCGGGACGGGGAGATGCCGTAGATGGCAGTGATCGGACTCGACTGCGAGGCCGCTTCGAGGTACCAGAACGCCACGCCCGCCATGTCCCGGCGGATGAACGTCTTCTGGCGGAGCTGTCGGCCCGTCTGACGGGGGTTGGGCCGCTCCATGAGGCGCATGAACTGCTCGATCGGGTTCAGCTGCTCGATGGGAACGTCGAGGTCCGGCCGCCCGATCTCCGTCTCTCTGGGGTCGTCGGACTCGATGTCCCCGTCGGTCACCGTCCACGGCAGCGTCGAGAGGTCACCCGAGATCTTGGACTCGGCCTTGTAGAACCAGCCGCACTTGTACGCCTTGAGGTAGGCCGCGCACTTGTCCTGGGGCGAGTTGCCGAGGGTCGACAGCGGGTAGTCGTTGGCGTACGCCGCTACGCCGGGGCCGGTCACGGCTTTCAGCGGCAGGCGTGTGACGCCCAGCGGTTCGCGGATGGCGATCTGACTGGCGGGGGTGCCGGCCCACGACGTGCCGTCCCACTCGCTCATGTGCGCAACCTTGTACAATCGTGCGCATGGATGTACTGAGCAGCACGGAGTTCCGGAAGGCCTACGCTCGGCTGACCAAGCCCACGAAGGTCCTCGTCAACGGCCACGTCATCGGCATCTGGACACCCGGCGGGCAGCTGAGCTACGACGACCTGCCGGATGTATTCGACAGGGTCCTGAACCCATCGTCCGATATCCGGCCGTTCAACAGTCGACCCTTCACGCCAGTCCCCAAGAAGTAGGTACGTCACGCAGCAGCTCCGAAGCTTCGGACCCGGCGTCGAGCGCGTGACCGGGCGTGGATGGCGAGGTTGAAGGCGTCGGCGAGGTCGGGGGAGGGCAGGCCCCTGGCCTTGAGCTCCTCCTTGGACTCGATCTGGACCTTGCCCGACGAGGTCATGCGGTAGGTCGGCGCGGTCAGCTCCGCCCGGAGACGCTGGTAGGTCGACTCGTCGAGACGGGCGAGGCTCAGCGGCTCGTCAGTCGTAGCGGGGTCGAGTTGGCGACGGACGTCCCACCACAGCTCGGCGCGGAGGTTGAGGAGGAGTTCGGGGTCGTGCTGGGGCGCATCAGCAACGTTGACGGCGAGGAGCGTTCCCGGAGGGTGCTGCTCGCGAATGCGATCGACGACTCCGGCACCAACGCCGATAACGTCCACCGCGAGGGTGCCCCGGCGTCGGTCCAGGTAAGACTTGCCGATGCCGGCGACCACCATGGTGTCCTGACCGTGGACGATGTGGGCCGATTCCGGGCCATTGCCACTGCCCTCCACGAGTACCGAGTCGTCCGAGCCGAACCGAGCGACATCGAGGCCCGCCCAGTCCCGCGCGTCGGTCACCTGGTCACGGACCCGCGCCGCCTCCACCCACGCGAGCGGGATGACGGCATTTGACGCGGTGTCCGGGAACTGGCCGAGTACCTTGGCCTGCCACCACGGCGTGCCCTCGAGGCCGTCCCGTCTCCGTTCCTCCAGCCACACCGGCCCGACGAGTTCGGTAGCGGCCTTGTCGGGCACCGCTTCGCCAGTGAAGTTCGGGGTGTCGAACACCGAGATCGGGATGACGTGCCAGTTGGCCGACTGGCAGGCTTCGTAGAAGGGGCCGGTCGGCTCCCACGGGTTGCCGATCGCCAGCACCCGCGACTCGGCGTTGACCACCAAGCCCCGAACCGCCTCCCACAGCTGGGGCGACACGCCGTTGGCCTCGTCGATGACCACCAGCACCCGCCGCCCGTGGATGCCTTGGAGGCCCTCGGGGTCGGTGTCGTCGGGCTTGCGGCCGATCGCCCACTGCCCGTCCGCCACGTCCCAGCGCAGGTCGTTGCCCCACGACGGCTTGCCCGGCAGGGTGCCTCGCCGATGGGCGGTCCTGAGCTCGCGCCAGTAGATGTCCCTAAGCTGAGGGAAGGTGTTCGACGTGGCGATGAGGATGCCGCCGGTGGCCACCCACCACACCCCGACCCGAGCGGCGATCCAGTCCTTGCCCGAGCCGAAGCAGGACGGTACCGCTACCGAGCGGTGGTCGACAACCGCCCGCGCGATGCGCGCCTGGATGGACCACGGTTCCTCGTCGAGGATCTCGCGGATGAACTCGACCGGCTCCGCTAGGTAGGAGCCGTAGCCGTCAAGCCTCCCGATCTCCCGTAGCAGCGCCTTCTGCTGACTCGGCGTCCTGGCTGCGGAGATGATCGCGGATAGCTTCGGCGAGAGCCTGCTTCTCGTGGTCCGGGAGTGCTCCGACGTCGCGGTGGTCAATCGGGCCTCCATCCGGGCCGCTCATCTCGACCCGCTCACGGCGGGCATAGTCACTGGGATGTCGGCGCTCCAGCCACCACGCGGCGGCCGTCCAGTTCTTCGGCACCGCCGCCTCGCGGGCGACGATGGCCGAGAACTCCGCCTCCGCCTCGCCCTCGGCCTTTTCGATGGCTGTTACAAGCGTGCCGTCGTCCTTGTCGATCATCCTGTACAAGGTTGTACGTGAGAACCCCGCGAAGGCGCTCGCAGCGCGACGGGTCATGCCCAGCCGCAAACCCTTCAGCAGCTTCTCGGTGGACTCGTCAGTAACCGCTCGACCCTGCGCCATCTACGCCGCCTTGGCCGCTGCCTTCTTGGCCTTGGCCTCGCTGGGGAAGCATGTCGCGCACGGCTTGTCGAGCTCGGCTTCCCATGACGTCAGGGGTGGCACGACCACGCCGCAGGCCGTGATCTCCTGGTCCGACATGAGGTGGTCCTTGCCGTCGACCTTGACGATGATCGGGGTGCGTGGCATGTCAGTCTCCCTAAGTGCCGTAATGCCTACGGCGCGCAGTAACCGTCAACCATGGCGATTGACCACGCTAGATCACGCCAACTGCCGCCGAGTTTGTACCCGACCGCCAGCAGCGAGTCCGGTCGTACGCTGAACCCCTCGGCCTGGCGGTAGAGGATCTCGGCCTGGTCGCGCGACGACGCGCCGATCGGCACCATGGCCGAGCGACGGTGCTGGATGTGATACAGCCCGACGCCGGCGAGGAGGGTCGTCTTGGCGTTGCCCTCGGGGACAATCAGCCAGCACTCGGGGATATCGGCGAAGAGGTCTTCGAGGAACGCTTCCTGGAACGGCTCGGTGTCCCACTGGTTGCCGTTGTCTAGTTCGAGCCGTCGCGCCCACGCCCGGAAGTGCTTGACCGTGAAGGGCCGCTCTTTGGAACCGGCGTGAATGGTCGGCTGTTGAAGTTGTGGACGCCCCGCGGCATCGGTGTCGGTGTCGGAGGTCCGGTGACCGCGTTTGTCAGCACCAGCGGCTCGAGCGGGCTTGACATTGCGGCGAGCCGACGCTTGAGCCGTCGTATCTCGGCCTCGAGTTCGTCGATCCGGGCCGCGCATTCCTGATGCATAGGCTGTTCGGACAGGGGCCGCCTCCGAAGAATCACGGGACGGCCCTGCGGAGGGTCCGCGGCGGCCTCGGCTCGCTCGGCCTTCTTACGCGCCCTGTAAGCGCGCATGTACTCAGCGGTCGGCGGTGGCACGACTTACGCGACTCCTTACAGGCGTCCGGTGTAAGACTTACGGGACCGGTGTAACTCGCGGCGAGGTAGCGCGGGGTCTATGGCCACCCGCTCGATTACGTCGTCGGGGTACCCCCCGCCATGCGTCTGCTCGTCTTCGCACGCTCGTTGCACGAGTAGCACGACGCGATGTAGCCGAACGCAGGGTCGCCATCGACCACGTGTGCTGCGACCCAGCGTCCATCAGGTGTGAGCCACGTACCGCAGCCGTACCCGCAGTACCCCGGAAGGGCCGTCCTAAGCGAGGCGCGCACTGCTTGGTGCGTGGAGCCATAGCCGCGTGCCGCGCTACCCGGACGGCGGGTCCGGTCATGTGCTCGGGTGCAGTCCCCGCAACGTGGCCCCGGCGAGGTGCGCCGCCCGCATCTGTGGCCCGGATAGCCGAGACACACCCGGATCACGGCGTGCCCGAACCAACGGTGGGGACTGAGCGCCGTCCGGCTAGCTCAGTGTGCGGTGACGTGCGCATCCTACGTGCTGTTCGGTTCCTCTACAACGGGTGGCGCGAACGACGTCCAGCGTCCGGGGCGCTTGCCGCGCCAGCGCCGCATCCGGATGGGCCGATTGCCATCCCAGTCCCATTCCTCGACGACCCGCTCGCCTTTGGTGATCGTTTCGCGATACGGCCCCACGATGCCGCCATACCACGCGGCTGCTTCCGAGGCATGGACCAAACCCGCCCCGCCGTAGTAGTCCGGCGAGAAGGATTGCGTGATGAGCGTGCCGTCCTTCCAGCGCGCTTCGAGCTTGAGCATCTCCATGGTCGCCATTATGCCGCTGTCACCGCCACTTCCTCGGACCGAGCACCGACATGGATGCGCACGTCGCTCATGGCGTGGAGGAACGAGCGCAGCGCGTTCTCGGCGACTTCCTTGGCGCACCATGCCGGGACGCCCTCGGCGATGGCCGCTTCCTGGGGCCCTTGCGAGCCGATGGTGACGTGACTGACGATGGCCGCACGGTGGCGGTCCGGCATCTGCGCGAGCGTCGCCCGGAACGGCGTGTGGTAGTAGCCGATCGGATCCCGCTCGCCGGACTCGGGGTTACGCGGCGCATCGTCGCTCGACTCGGAGCCGAAGATGTAGCCCTCGGCGCGCGCCGTCATGCGCGGCGTGCCGCCCTCGCCGATGGCCGTTTCGTGGAGCTTGGTCGGCACTTCGTCGGCGTAGGCCGCGCGGCACATGCGCACCGCTTCGCGGAGGTCTCGGGGTTGGCGATTGCGCCAGTCCCAGGCGATCCTGACCGACGTATCGGACGCCGCGGTGTACGGCGCGCTGCGACGGGCCAGCGCCTCGGCATTGGCCTGCGCGTCGCTGGGGCCGATGTAGGGACGCTTAGACAATGTTGACGAGCACCCACGCCGCCAGCCCGACCGCCAGCAGCGACAGCCGGCCCGCGCTCACCCCGATGGCGGCGGCCACGAAGCAGACGAAGGCCACGATGTAGAGAACGAGATGGACGCTCACGACGTCGTGTCCCGGCCCGGCAGCTGCACCTTGAGATACAGCGCCAGCACGCTCAGCGACACGGATGCGGCGCCGAGGAACACCTTGGGCACGCCCTCGAACGCCACGTCCGTCTGGGACAGCAGGTACGCCACCACAGCCTGGAGCACCAGGATGATGACGGCGATGATCTGGGATAGGTTCATGTCGCGTCTCCGTAGCGGCGCACGCTCCACGACCACTCGAACGAGCGGCTCGCGAGGTTCAGGCCGATGCGCCATTCGGTCTTGACCATGCCGCCGTAGTGGCGGGTCGTCTCACCGCCGATGTACAGCGGGCCGAGGGTCCGGAACCAGCCGGCGCCGGTGCTTTCGATGGCGGTCATGTCAACGACCTCCGTGCGGTGAGGGCGGCTTGGGCGGCCGCCTCGATGCCATCGTTGAAGGCGTTGGTGACGTCCGCTTGGCTGAACGGCGTCGTGTCCGGCGGGATGGTCGTCACGCCGGGGACGTCGCGCACGTTGGTCGCGGCGATGAGCCGCACCACCCGCGCACCCGCCGCGTCGGTGGCGTAGATGCCGCGCAGCGTGCCCACGCCGTAGGGCGAGGGCTGGTTCGCGTATAGCTTCGGTGCGACCCAGCCATCTGGCTTGCCGTCGAGGAACAGGCGCTTGGCACCCGCCGGGACGTCGACGATCTTGGTCGTGATGTTGGTGATCGAAAGCGCCATGCTCCCTCCTATGCCCGCCAACGTCTGGAGATCGGCGAGCGAGCCGTTGAAGCGGTTGCCGTCGATGCCGTTGATGGGGCCGAACTGCCAGATGTCCCAGGACCGGGGCGGGGGTTGATCGGCCCAGTAGGCGACCCAGTCCCAGTCCTGGCCGGCGTTGAAGAAGCCCGACAGCGAGTGGTACAGGCCGATCTTCTTGCCGCGACTCTGGACGCGGTCGATGAACGCCTCCGACTGCGCCCGGCTGAACGCCTGCGCACCCTCGACGTCGAGCGCGAGCAGGTCCACGTCACCCGCCGCCAGGAGGAAGGCGTCGACCTGGCTGGCCACCGATAGGTCGTTCCAGTTGAAGTGGTACGCGCCCGTGACGACGCCGGCCTTGCGCGCGTTGGTGATGTGCTGGTCGTAGCGTTCGTCCTTCTGCGTGCCGATTGTGGCGCGGGCGAACAGGAACTCGACGTTGGACAGGCCGGGGGTCGTGGACTGCCATTTGGAAACGTCGTATCCGGTGACGGTCACGGTGCCACCCGGCAGGTGCGATTGCGCAGCGTCGCCGCGAACGCGCACCAGTTGCCCCGGACGCGGGAATGGGTGCTCGGCCAGCGCGTGCGCCCCGTGTCGGCGCTGTGCGACGGCTCCGGGGACGGGGTCCGCACGGCCTTCGCCGGCCACGTCGGCGGGGGAGCGTGGTGCATGGCCAGCAACGCGCTGAGGGTGGTGGCGACGACGAAGGCGAGACGACGGGTCATGCGACCGAACTCGTCGTGGTGAAGTACCAAGCCGCTTGGCAGCCACGCGGACACGGTTTCATTACAACCGTGTGGCTTGACTTCCATGGCTCGCTATCGAACGACCAAGGCTCGGAAACAGTGCCGTGCCCATGACAGTCAGGACAGGTCGGCGCGCTGACGGTCCAACCCTTCTCTCTGAGCAACGCGGCGGCCCGCTTCTCCTCTTTCGAGGCCTCGTATTGCCAACCGCTCACGGCGTGTCCTTCTCGATGATCGCCAGCAACGTGAGGCACGCGGCGTGGTGCGCCTCAGCCTCGTCCTGGTACATCTCCGCTTCCTCGCCGTAGGCGTGGTTGGCGGCGAGGCGCGCTTCGGCCTCCGCCTTGGCGTGCGCCTTCCATGAATCACCGTGAGCGTCGAGCGACGCCTGCTTGGCGTCGTAGGTCGCTTCCACGCTCACTGGAACTTCCCGCGCCAGTACGCCGCCACCCACAGCAGCTGCGGCGCGCTCAGGATCACGAGGCCCGCGCACAGGAACAGGAACGCCACGCCGTCGGCGAGGATGACGCCGAGCAGGAACGCGCCCGCCAGCACCGCGGCCAAGCTCGCGCCGACGCTCAAGATGACCGACGTCGACGCGCGCTCCTGGAGGGCCGGTTCACCGAGGTGCAGCGCGGCGCGCACCAGGATCACCGTCGCCAGCCAGTCGACGACGGCGAGGCCGATGAGCAGCCATGACACGGCGGACGGGCCACTCAACGAACCCGGACCCGCTGGTACGAGCCAAGCTTGGCGGTGGCGAGGTCACGCACCCGCTCCGACGTCTCACGGGCCTTGACGCTGCGCTGGCGGATGGCCTCGGTGCGCCGGTCGTGGTCGTGCGCTTCCTTGGCCGAGTACCACGGCATGAGGGCTTCGAGGAGCGCGCGCAGGCGGCTACCCATCAGGCCGCCTCGAAACGACAGGACGGAGCTCGTCACGCAGCAGCCGCACATCGCGACGCAGGCCGGCGATCTCTTTCATGGCCGCCACCAGCGCCTTGGACGTGGCCTCGAGCGCCTCGGCGTTGCGGACCGCCTGTGTCTCGGCGATCACCCGCCCCTGGCGCTCCATGTCGTAGAAGAAGCCCAGAACCAACCAGCGCCGCCACAGCGCGATGCCGGCGAACATCGTGATGAACACGAACAGCGCGAAGGCCGACAGGCCGGCGATCTCGGAAGCGGCGGTCGGTGACGGCACTCAGCATGTCACCGGGACATTGGGAACACCGGTGCGCCATCGGCCCCGACGAACCATGTCGCGCATGTTCTCGCGCTGCGTTCCGAGATACAGATGATCTGGACGGACGCAGTTGCGAACATCACACGTGTGGTTGATCTGCATGCCGGGTGGGATCGGCCCGTTGTGGAGTTGCCACGACAGGCGATGCACGGGCACTGAGCGACCCTCTACCGTCAGCAGCCCGTACTCAGCGACCGGTTCATCGAACCGCGTGACCCAGAGCCAGCAGCCGCTAGTCTTGCGAACATGAGACCAGAACCGATCGGCCACTGTCCCATGGCGGGCGCGGAGGATTGCAGCCTCGCGCGGAGTCAACGGCCCAGGAGCACGACGACGGTGCATCTGGGCAACTATTCTGGCAACTATTCGGCTCGGAAGTCCATGCTTTGTGGACCACCGTGGACCACCGTGGACCACGCTATTCGTGTTCAGATTGGCTGGTGATGGTCGATTGGAACGGCTACAGGTGCCGAATCCGGCATGCGGTACCACATCCCGAGTTCGTGCACGAATCAGGGGATATCGGGCGGTTGGGCAGCCATTCGGGCAACTATTCCTCCAGCGCTGCGTCATGGGGCTGTTCAGACCACGCGACATCGAAGCTCAGCAGTGCTGTCAACTGAATGATCGGATGCGCTTCTGGACCGAGGCGCAGAATGAGCATCTGTCCCTCAACGACGGCGACCGCTTCTGTCAGCCCGTAGATCGCGTGCTCAGGCACAACCGCCTGCCAGCGAACGTTTCCATATGCCCTCGTGTTCCGCAAGTCAATGCTCGTTTTCACCCCACAACCTCCTGCATCCGATCGGCCGCACTGCGCCCCATCCGCGGCAGCACCTTGACGTAGCGCCGGGTCATCTCGAGCGACTTGTGGCCGAGGATGGCAATGACACGGCAGACGGGCTTGGGCTTTCCCATCAAAAAAGATAACCCCGCCAGTCCGCTTGCGCGAACGACGGGGAGGATTACACGCCGAGAGTAACCCCCGGCGCGTCGAAGTCAATAGTGAACAATATGGGGGCATTGCTGCCCGGGAATCGAGCCTGTAGAATCGTACGAACTAGTGGACCTCAAGGGGATCCGAACCCTTCCCGGGTAGGATGGAAAGCCCTCCGGGGACCGTGTCGAGGCCCATTGGTAAAATGAATGGGGCGGCCATCTCCTCGAAGCGGATAGGCCGCCCCTTCGCTATGCCTGGGGTTTGCTTCCTCTTGTGATTCGGTAGTAGACGCGGCATGCCTGGTCGAAGAAGGCGAGCCGTGTCGGGTGCGAGCTCATCGTCGAGCTGGATGGGGATCCCGAACATGACCGGATGCGCGGATGCCTTGTGGGCAGCCAGCCGACGGAATACGTCCGCCGAGACGTGCCACTCAAATCCACGGCTATCGGCTAGCCCGAAGGGGCGCCCCGGTTCGCGCCCGATGACACGCACGGCCTCCTGCCACATTCGGTCGAACAGCGGTCGATCCATCATCCGACCGCTCCCTGCATCCGATCGGCCGCGCTGCGCCCCATCCGGGGCAGCACCTTCCGCTTGGACCACTGGTGCGCCATGTTCTGCTGATGACTCCCAGGCGATAGGTGCCTCGGGTTGCAGCATGGTGGGTTGTCGCAGGCGTGCATGATTTCCATGCCGCTCGGGATCGGACCCGCCGTCAGCTCATAAGCTGCCCGATGCGCGCGATAGTTCACGTTTCCGGCTCGAAGGTTCCCGTATCCGTCCGGATCGCGCGCACCCAACCAGGGCCAACAATCCCCAGTGCAATCCACCCTCGCCCAGAACGTCTCCGCAACCAGCCGTTTTGGGAAGTTCTTCTGGACTAGGTCCGAACAGGCACGCGAGCAATACGACCTCAGACGACCCATCCGCAGGTTCGCTGCGTGCACCGAATGAACGCGCTCGAAGGTGCGGCCACATCTATCGCAGGTGAGGACGATGGGCGCAACAGGACGCGGCGGCATCTAGCGATTACCCATTACGCGATCCATTCGACTAGCCGCGTCGCGCGTCATCCTTGGCAGTGCCTTCATGTAACGCTTTGTCATCTCGCCACTAGCGTGACCGAGGATGTCCTGAACGATTCTCTCAGGAACGCCCTCGGCCAAGAGGATCGTCGCCGCTGAGTGACGGAGCTCGTGCCAGCGAATGCGCGGCAGCTTCGCACGTTTCAACGCACAGTGAAACCACGTATCCAGCGACGTGAACGACACCGGGTCGCCGTGCTTGTCGCTGAACACGAGGTCATTGGGCGCCCATACCTTCGCGGCTTTCTTCTCGGCGTCGCGCTCGTCAATGCGCTCCCGCAGCGCTGTGACCACGAACGCCGGGAGGGGCAACGTACGGCCCGAGTCGCGCTTCGGCGCCACCAGCCGCCACCACTCGTCATCCTCACCGCGAGCGGACACCGGCACGCGCCGGAGCGAATGGCGGATGGTCATCGTCCCGGCATCGAAGTCGATGTCCGGCGTCCGCAGGCCGAGTGCCTCCCCCCGACGTAATCCGAGGCCCAGCGACACGACTAGGATCGGTGCGAATCGCTCGCCCTTGACGGTGTCCATGAGCCGGCGCGCGTCCGCGACGTCGAGCACGTCGGGCGTCGTGGGCTTGGGTCGGGGGGCCTTGATGTTGGCCGTCGGGTCGTGGGCCAGCATCCGGTCCGTCACCGCCTGGCGCATCGCCGCCCGGAGCACAACGAACGCGCCCATCCGCGTCGCGGCGGCACCCGACCAGCGGGTCATCGCGGAGCGCACCATCGGTGGGGTGAGGTCGGCAAGGGGCACGGAGCCGAGCGTCGGCAAGATGCGCTGCTCGATGTGGTGGCGATAGCGATCATGCGTCCACGGGCCGAGGTCGGTCGTCATCAGCCAGTCCGAAACGTACGAGCCCACGGTGTGCTCGGTCGGCACGGTGTCCTGCTCGGCCAGCTTGTCACGCCGGAGCCGGTCCGCTTCCTCGCGTGACGCGGCGCACAACCACATCTCCCGGCGTCGGCCCGATGCGTCGGTGTAGGGCACCACCGCCACCCACGGCAGCCGACGCCAGTGGTCGTTCCGCTTGATGACGGTTCCTTCGCCGTGGTGCCTTCGCTTGCGCCGATGTCGACCCGTCGGATTCACCGTCGCCATTGTCGTACACACCCTCCATGAGCGTGAGCACGGCGGCACGCGGGATCCGGATGCGCCGCAGACCCGGCACCTTGGGCAGCCGGCCGTCGCGCGTCATCGAGGCGACGGTCCATTTGCTCACCTGGAGCAGCCGCGCGACTTCGGCGACGGTCAGCACGAGCGGCTCCGTCATACGCCGCTCACCGAGACCGGCACTGCTTCCTGACGACTCCGCCTTGCGGCCATCAGCGACTCAATGAACGTCCGCACGTCGGCTAGGCAGCCGGTGCTCCAGACGCTCATCGGCTCAGGCTCAAAGACGTACTGACGCCAAGCGCCACGCCACAGGATCAGTCCCAGCGGATCGTTCGTCCGCGCCGACAGAACCATCCACACTTGCGTCTTCCGGCGCGGCTCGGTGGGGGCCTGCACGAAGCGCAGGTACTCGGACCGCATCAGCAGCGACATTCGTCGATCGCCCGCAGGCACCCGTGACAGCGAAGAGTATTGCCGCGACGATCCCAGACACCGATGTATGTCTGCCACTTGCCACAGCGACAACGCGGCATCGCCCCGCGGCGCGACAGCTCCCGCACCAACTCCTCAGTTGTCAGGTCACGGCCGCTCATCTCTCCCCCTCCTTGTCAGCGTCGAGCCGGGAGGCGTGGAGGGCGGCGCGGAGATGTGTCACCCAATCGACCGCCTTGGGCTCTGAGGAGTCCCAACCACACGAACAAGCTAGCCACGTCGAGTCGTCGATCCAGCTATGGATTTCGGGCCAGTGGTCGTCCAGCGCCGCTCGTAGCTCATCAGAGGAGGAGGCCTCGGCTTCGATGGCGAGGATGGCGGCGGTAATCGACTCGTGAGTACCACCGAACAGTTGGCCGCCGTCGAGCACGATGCCTTCGATAAGGCGTCGTCCGGCCTCGGTGCGCGGCTCGCTCATGCCGGTGTCTCTGGCTTGGCTTCGGTGCGTGCGGCGGGTTCCACGAGTCGTATCTCACCAGCGCGCTGAGCGTCCTCGATGGCCGCCGTCACGTCGAAGATGCGACCAACGCCGCCGCACATCGGACACTTGAGGCCAACCACTGGATCGACACTAGTCGGCAGCCCCCCAGCCTCCGGGTCGCTAGAGCCGGAGAGGGCGGCCCTGCCGATGTTGTACGCCAGCGTGGACAGGAGCCGGGCGACGTCGAGCCACGCCTGAGCGTATCGGCCCGCCATGTCAGCGAGCCCGTAGTCGCTGTCCAGCCGCGCCACGACGGCCTCTGTCTCCTCGGTCGTGAGCGGGCCGAAGCGGAGCCAGTTCCCCGGCTCGATGGACTCCACAGACCCGGGCCGGTCATGGGCGAGGGCGGCGCGCAATGTGCAGTTCCGGCAAGTCGGCAGATTGCACGGTTCGCGCTTGTCGGTCGCATCACAGAAGACGAATGGCTCGATCAACTCTCGTGGCACGGTCACCAGCGCCTCGCGTAGTCGTTCCCTCTCGTCCGTCATGCCATTGGCTCCGGGTACTCACGATGGGGCGCATCGGGCGGTCCGGGTGGTGTCGCTCGCGGCATTCTCCTGCGCTCAATACAC